AAGCCCAAGTCGCTAAGTCTAATACCTTGTCGTTAATCTGCCACGGTGTTCGCTGAATTAGATTAATAGCTCTTATAGGTTCCGCGAGGTCAGCCGTTTTAAGTGATCGGAGAAAATCTTTGTCCCTAGTTTTTATTAAAGTAACCTCGGGTAATTGTGTTCCTTCTGCACGGTAACCGCCTTCCCAAACACTCGTCCAGTCAGCGGGTAAATCTAGAGAGGGTAACCAAAAAGGTTCCATCAACGCTCGGTAGTTATTAAAGTTCTCCATCCATTCCAAAGTGACAGCCGAGGGAGTTACGAAACGAGTGTGACTCTTCCTTCCTTTTTCTCTTATGTAACTGTATTCAATAAGACCAGTTGAAACCCTTAATAATTCTATAAGAGTCATCCCACACATTATTCGGTCTCGTCTTGACCAAGGTTCAAAGTCTGGTATGCCTTCCTTCTCTTCCTCGTGCCTCATTGATAATTGTATGTGCCGAAACTGAGAAGCCTTCGCTCTTCTCTTAGCCCCGAGAATAATTCCCGAGCCCTTTTTTTCGTTAGTCTTTAATAAATGTTTTAACCTTAATTCAAACTCTATAACCTTACCTACCGAGTAACTCATCGAAGTGTACGTGCAATGCTTTTGAGGGAATGTATCAAGCGCAGTTTTAAGTACGAGGAACGCGGTTTTCTTTGGGTCATATTCCTTTAGCTCTCGCATCCACCTATTATGCTTCGTCTTGTTCTTATAACTGATCCCTTTAATCGCTGTTGCAAACGCGGGAAGTAACTCCCGAATTAATGTCTGCCCCGCCTTAGTCCTTCCCGTTTCCTTCTGCTCCCGAGCCGATTCAATTTGATTATTAAACCTGCTTATCCCGAGAGAAGTCATCTCTTCATTGAGTTGGTTTTGATCTAACATAATGATAAATTTATTGTCAGCAAATTGTCAGTAAGCAATAGCCTTTATAAGAGTGTGCTGACAATTTCCGAGGTGGGATAAAGGTTGGAGTTCTGCGGTTTTTTAAAGATGACAATAGATTCTCTAGAACCTAAATCTGGCGTGTCTACCAATTTCACCACAGCCGCACAACTCTTTAAACCCTTATCCATACTCGCTTTAACTAACTTTTTCCCCCTGTTCCAAAGTTATTAAATTGTCACCAAATGCTGACATATTTGTCACCTTATTGTCACCACTTGAAGATGGGTATTCTAGCGCGTTAAGACCACTAATAAAACTCTGCGGAGATAGCCGAGCATATCTAAGGGTTTGCGCTATATCTTTATGACCTAGCCACTCTTTTGTCAATAGTAGGTTATTCGTCCTTTGTATCAGTCTAGACCCACAAGTGTGACGACAAACATAAAAAATAAAATCCTTATCTCCTTGTCTACCGAGGGCATCCCGAACTTTATCCCAAGCTCTCCTGATTCGATCTTTATTCCAATGCGCCCAAGGATAATCGTTAGCTTCTTTATGCTTATGGATAGCGCACATAGCTCTACGGGTTAATGGTATGGTTCTCTTCTCACCGTTCTTAGTTTTCTGTAGGTGAGCACAAACACCGAGGACGGGATCTTTCTTTATGTTTCTCCTATGAAGATATCGGGACTCTATCGGGCGCATCCCTGTATCGATTTGCCATACGAAAAAATCATAGAAGTAATCCATTCCGTTTTCCTCGAGGTAGGTTAATATCTCCACCTCTTCTTCCTCAGTGAAATAAACCATCCTCTCGTTGTTTACTTTAATACGAGGAAAAAAAGGTTTCTTGTCGAGAAGCTCCCTCTCAACCGCAAATGAAAACGCCTTGCCCATTGTCGCTAGTTTAAGTTTAATAGTAGCGGGCGCATTTCCTTTATCCTTACAATGCAAAACAAACTTATCGAGCTTTGCTTTATTGATGCTTTTAATAAGGGTCTTAGCCCCAAAGAAAGCTTCTATTTGATGGCAATGGTTACGAGCCGTGTTCTCATTTGGTGTACCCTTCCACCCCTCGTTCGGTGGCGTACTAAGAACCCTATCGAATAGCTGTTGTAGCGTTAGAGGTTTAAAAGATTTCTCTTCTTTGTCGATTGAATCGCCTCGAGAGATTGCTAGTCTTAAATTACTTTCCCAAGCTTGGGCTTCTTCCTTAGTTGGAAATTGTTTTCTGTAGCGTACCCCCTCGCTCATAAAATCAGCGAGGAATCTACTGCTTCCTGATTTACGGATTGACATAATGTTAGGGTCTTTCTATTGTTGTTGTTGTTAAGTTTTTTGTTAGGTGATGTATATAATAATTATGAATTAATAAAATTCAAATAAAAAAAAAGGAAGCACCAACAGGAACCTAAAGAGAACTACCTAACTAAAACTCTTCAGGAAATGACCCCACTGGTGCTTCCTCAAATGAATACGGTTAATAATAAGTGCTGAATATATGGTTAGTCAACATCATTAATTGAGAAAAATCTAAGTATCACAAGGATCACGAGGAACCAAAGGACAACTCCCGCAAGCCATATTAATACACTCATAAATAACATTATAGCTCGATGTCAAACATCAGTTGGTTTACATAAGGTAACGCTAAATGCTTTTGGCCTTCAGTAGTCATTAATGCGTTAATCTCCTTAACGACTACATGACAATGTGGTGCCTTTTTACCAAAGACTTTCCCCGCGGTTTCATAAGTGAATCCAAACTTTTTAACGAGGATAAACATGGCAATCTTTCGCCAGTGTGATGCGTTATGTTTTGTACTGTCTTTTAAATAAGCCTCGTCAAATCCCGAATGATTGCTCATAGATTGAAGAAGGCGGTTAATGATTAGATTTTGATTTATCAAAGGTCTTATCTGTTTTTTTGCTATTACTGTAGTTTTAGTTTCCATAAATTTATTTCTTTTTGTAAGGGCTTTTTGCCCAATCGTCCGTGATGTTTACCTCGACTAGTTCAAAGTCCTCGAGGAATTGACTAACGACTTCCTGAATAGATGCCCTTAGTTCATTCTCTGTTTCATCATCAAAAATTTCTTGATGATCTTCTAATAATATTTTAATTGTCTTCATAATTTTTCAGGTTAATAAAGTGCTTAGTTCTTCCTCGGAAATTTCCCGAGGTTCACCGATAATTTGGTTGAGTAAACTGTCATGCGTAAACTCATCAACATGCCCGAGCTTTGGCTTATCATTTTGAAATGGCTCGGGTGACAAGTCATAAGTAAAGGCGGTTAATAGTTCGCCCGAGTCACTGTATTGAACATCGAGAATTATTGGGAGCCGACAAGGGCGAATAAAACGGTGTAGGTTCATCGTTAGGTTTTAATTCGTTTTAGTTGCTTGGTGCAGGACTTTTTTATAGACGTTATGATGGTCAATAAAACGCTTATCATTTTTAGCAAGCCCGTAACCTTTTATAAATTCACCATTGTCGAATCCGTTATCAACAATATCCATTAGCTCCCAATATTCACCGATTGATAATTTAATTGTGATTGTCTTGTTATTTTTGGTAGTTTTCATATTAGGTTAGTTAGTTCTTCTTTTCTATCTTGTAAGTAATTTTAGGAGATTCTGAGCTTAATTCGTAAAGGTCAAAGTTCTTAATGTTGTTAATAGCCTCTTGCTCGTTATCCGCGTAAATTTTAAAGAGACCTTTAAAGGTAATCTTAACTTTGTATTCGTATTGATTCATAATATTTTAGGTTAATAAAAAAGCCCCTCGAGGATAAACCCGAGAGGCTTTGATAATGTTTTTAATGTTGGTTGTTTTTTGCGGTTAATTTCTTGCCGTCTTTAATTAGTATTTCTGCGCCCTTAAGGCTTATGTTTTTTGATTCTGCGAATTGCTCGAGGGTTAGATAATTATCACGCCATTCTTTATACCAAGAAATTGCAAGCGCGTTTAATGTGTCTTCTATTTGTTTATCGGTTGCCATTAGGGTTTAATCGGTTTCAGTTAATCCTCCTAATATTTGACGATTAGCCAAAGCTTGCTCATACAATCCGTATCTTTTAGCATTTGGGCGCACTTCATCCCAATAATCACACTTGCATATATTGTCGTAATAATAACCGCAATTTTCATTATGTTTTAATCCCATTGGGCGCGTGTCTTTTAGTTTAGTTGTCGTTAGGTTCATTTAATAAGGTTAGTTAGTTTTTTTTTATATCAGCCTATTAGCTGAATCCCTAACCCCCGAGGAATGCCCGAGGATTACGGATTCAATTAATTAAACTTGTTCCGCTTCTTCTAACTCGTAGAACCTCGCGGTCTCCTCTAATGCGTACCAAGCGAGCGCATTTAATACTTGCTTATCCATCCCGTCATTTAGCGTGGCAAGATCAGGCTTGTCGTAAATTATTGAAGCAATTTCAAGGGTGCTTATTGTATTTGTTGTTCCAAAACAATTAAAGTTTTGAACAAATATTAACGGATCTTCACCCATTCCGCTTGCATCTTCCTTTATGGATTCCAGTATTTCTTCCATATTATCACGCGCAAACTTGCAAGTGTCTTTACAATATATAAATCCGCTGAAACCTCCATCGGCTCCGTGGTTGCGTACATCTTTTAATGTGTCGTGTAGTTCTTTGTCGTTCCAAGCTTTAAAGCCTAATTGATTGCGAACGTTTTTTTCTAATTTGTTAGATATCATTTTAGTTAGGTGTTTTTATTTATAGTTATGTGTTTTTATTCAAACCAATTAAAATAATCAGACACTCGCTCGAGTAATCCGAGAATAATAATGGCGGTTGAAATTAGTAGAATTGATGCGATTAAAAAAAGCATATTGTATCTATCGGTTAGGAATTAAATAAATGCAAATAATATTTTTAAGAAAGTTTTAAAGCGTTAATAGTTTGCAGATTCCGAAATGATCTTATCAAGTATTAAATAAGTATCAGGATTTGCGCTGTATTTTGAGCTGTATTTTGAACTCCACCCTGTACGCTTTAAATTATATTCAGCGTATGATTTAAGAATTTTTAATTCGCGCTCAATAGTTTTAAAATGAAGATTTATAGTTAACTCATCAATCTTATTGTTTTTATCGGGCTTTTTATCGCCTTGATAATTTTTAATAGACTCCAAATTCTTCTTAATGCGTTCTATTTGATTTAAAGCTTCAACCGCGTGACTCGCTTGTTGTTTGTTTATTAGTCTTCTCATTTTTTTTTTATAGGTTGTTTTTAGTCAGTCTTAATTAACTGAATACAGTCCCTCGAGGATTGCCCGAGGAACTGAATCAATCAACATTATCCGAGGATGTAATTAGATGCTTTTTGAGCGGCACTGGCGGCCTGCACTGCTAGCTTGCAATCGCCTTTTAAGACCTTAATCCAAGACTGAAGATAAGCGGCCGAATTTTCCATTATCTCGCTGTTATCAATTCGCGCTTCATTGCATAAAAACGCGGCACCCATCTCAGCTACTAGTTCCTCTTTACTGTAAACATCATCACCAAAACTTGAATTGGTAGCAACGCCTTTACGATCCAAGCGGGACTTATGACCAGTTGAATGTATTAACTCATGGAAGAAAACCGCGTAGTAATTTTCCGCATCTTTAAAGCTGTTTATTTCAGGCATCCTTACTTCATCACGACTAGGAGAGTAGCAAGGGTTTCCGCGAGCTGATAGCTTGTTATTATCGATGCTTATTGAAGGCTTATTTGGCATATTATCAATAATACTCTGCGCGGCCTCTATTGGCTCAATCTCCTCATCATTAGGCGATGTAATAGGCTCAGCATCCTCATCAATACCCTCTATTTGATCGAGGTTAAAAACATAAGAATGTTTGAAAAATGGAATCTTCTCAACAGCTTTTTTCTCGTCCAGTGTTTTCTTACCGTTCGCGTCCTTCATAAGAAAATTGAAGTAAGTCACAGGCGTTCCTTTTTCACCCTTGTTAACCTTACCACCATTAGCTTTAGCCTGATTGAAAGTCATCCACTTATTTGAGCTATAACCTTTATAAAATTGCATTCCTTCAAGTAGGAAGTAGTTAATGCCTTTATAGGTGTTTTTACTTACAAAGTTTTGAGGATCAGTGATACGGTTAACCTTGAAGTTACGCTTCCAAGGCGCCACGCCATTTTCTAGTAGTTCGATCAGTCTATCAGTGACTAATTCGTATGTTTTAGTATTCATTTTTTTTTAGGTTGTTTTTTAGGTTGTTTTTACTCGCTTTAATTCGTTGCGATAGGAACCTATAAGGCCTACAAAAGATATAGCAAATGTTTTTTTAATGTTTTTTTAACATAGGGAAAAAACACCGATAAATACACAAACACTTGTATGTACAAATGCAATACATTAACAGCTTGGAACCTTGGAATAATCCGAGGCATTAAAGAGCTATTATTTGATGCCACTAGACTTGATGTCTGTTGCCTATTTGAGGGAGTGCCTAGGCTTATATAAAAAGGAGAGGGGGTGTTGACAAATAACAGACAATCAACCTCAAAAAATCCTCATACCCGACTATCCCTATGGGGGAAGTAGAGATTGCTAAATACAACGTGAACCCCTTCAGATTTTCTCACCAAAACCGAGGGTCAACAGGGATTGGTGTGGTATTACTTCTTCAATTATACCGCTAAGATACTCGGGAGTTCCCCGAAAGCTCCCTTCAAAACGCCACATTTAACATGTAACCTAGTCTTCCCCTAGGAGTATCTTTAAATTACTTTAACTTTACTGCTCACTACTATAAGTTCTCCCGATAACTCTCGGGAAATCTACCTGTATTAACATTATTAATTTAGACTTAAATCCCAATTATCCCTCTATTTCATAGACCCTCTAATTAACACTAAGTAAGAGAGAGCCCCCCTACCCCCCATTCGTTTACTTATAAGTCAATTTTTCCCTCGTCCTTTAAAACAAGCCTTTTTTACCTCTCGTTTTATAACGGGAAGCAGGAGGCTATCGAAAGCTCTCACGAGTGCTTCCTCTTTGTTCTCGTCATCTATGAGGTAGCTAAGTCCCGAGAGGGCTAGACAAGCGTGGAAGGCTTCGTGAAGGATTGTTTCAAGCTTATCGTTATCATTAAGGGTTCCTCGGATAGTTATAAGTTTCTTATCTATATCTAAGTTCCCGAAATCCTCTAGGTTCTTCTTATAAACGATCTTGTATTTATGACCACCTATCGTGATCTGCCGAGGATTATAAGACATGTTCATCGCTCCATTCTTTTATCCCGAGTGCTATAGCTTGACTGAGGGTTCCTTCTTGATCTGCAAAAGTTATCCAGTCCTGCCAATTAGATCCGAAGAAGGGTTCTAGTATGCAACAGGGCATTGAGGGAGTTTTAAGCATAAGGCCCCCGCGGTCTCCCGATTTGATTGCTTTGGTTCCTCGGTTTTTTGTTAGTGGGAAGAAGCGTTGGCAGCTTTTAAGGATGTACTCAGCGATGCTTAAACCGATCCTTGAGGAGTGCCAGTGGAGCATTTCCATCCCTTCGGCTTTTTCGTTGTCGGCAGCATTAAAGTGTAATTCGACTGCTATAGAAGCTTCTTTTTCCTTCAGGTGTTTAGCGAGCCAGTTCATAGCGGACGTATAGGAACCGTAAGTTCCCCCGTAGTTATCTACGACAAAAGAAGATATCCCGTATTCCTGTAGGTCACTTTTAAGGTGTTCCGCAACCTTTTTGTTATATGTCCATTCATTGATACCTCCGCAGCTTACAGCACCAGTATCTCCTTGTCTGCTATGGCCTACACAGATAGCCACATTAAGCTTCTCCCGAGGAATGCTATTTGTGGGGAAGGGTATTGATTTAGGTCGTTCCCCTAACTTCTCGAGTTCTGTAAGAGCTTCTATGGCTTTACTGATGGATTCTTGGGCTTCAAACAGCCCCTCTTTTATTTGCTTCATATATGTCCTTAGAAAGTGTTTAAATGTTTAAATTGATATGAGGTCACCCGAGCAATCTCCCGAGCAATCCTAAAGGATTCTAGAGCCAATTAGGACTATTCCTGTGGTGGTTCTTATTGCCATAATAGGTATTTGCTAGTTTTCTTAGTTCTTCATCTAGCTGTTCTTCCTTACGGCTCTTTATCTTTTTCTCTGCGTCCTGTGCCATCTGTTCCGTCCAGTAAGCTACTGCGATTGCTAGGGCATCCAACCTGTCATCGTGGGTTATCGCTCCTCTATCCCGAGTAAGTCTCGAGAGTTGATAGATAAGCTGATAGCGCAGTTGGGATTCTAGCGGGTAGTTCTGGGCTGAATTAAAATCTTCCCGAATAACATCGGGTGATATAACGAGTTTGTGTTGACTCATTACGGGTTCGAGGGTGTCTATAATTCTCTTCTCCTTTTGTATGCTGTGCCGAACTTCCTCGACAGAGCATGGGTGTACCTTATTAAGAAAGGGCTTGAAGAGTTCCGAGAACATCCCGTCACCAAAGTTACTCTCGACAATGATGTAGTTAACTTTATGGGTCTTTGCTTTGAGGGCTAACTTCTTTAAAACTTCATCACCATAACCTCCCTGCATTCCTCCTGCATCGGGTACGTAAAGGAAACCGTTAAGCATCTTTACTACTGCCCACGAGGTTTCGTCTCGTCCTCTTCCCGAGGGGTCAATAGACATTACCGATCCTGAGAACTCCACCATGTCTCCTACTTGTTTCATCGGGCGGTAGAAGCGATCTCCCGTGAAGCCTACGTTGGGAACATCACCACTCCAAACAAGCTCGGGACTCTGTGCCCACACAACCTTCTCGGGAGCTACCTCGTTATCTATGTCCATGACTACGAGGTCATTAAGTTTAAGAGGGAACCTATCAACATCGGACAACCGAGAGTCCAACATGAACTGCATGGCGAACCCTGCCTTACCATAACTGATCTCTCGTTCTGCTAGGTCTATCTCACTGAACCTTGTAGGCTCGGTAGATTTCCCTTTTTTATCTTCCGCTACGCAAAGAGGACTAACACTTCCATAGTACGTCTTTTCGTTCTTTTTCGGTGTTATGTATTTGCACGGCCATACGCAAGCTGTATAATCACGTTCGATTAGTTTGTTATACAGTGAATCCTCGCATTGGGGTGTGCCTAGAAAAACAATTTTGCTTTCCTTATCGGGTTTTAGAATTGATTCAAATTCCTTAACCTGCTCGGCAAGTTTGTCTCTCATCCCTTGCGTAGCGGAGTTATTGGGAACCTCCACATCATCCGCAACAATGATATCAGCCCTGCTTCCCGTCAACTGGGAGGTGATGCCTAGCGACTTGACGCTCGGGGCGTGTGCTGCGGGGGCAGGGCCGACATCAAAAGATATCTTAGAAAACCTTTGTTTATCGGTAGGTATCAAGTGAGCCAAGATAGGCATCTCGTGAATTAACCGAAGTGTGAAGGTACTAAAGTCATCCGCTCGGGTTTTACTAGCAGAGCAGACTAGTATATTCTTTGAGGGGTCTATAAGTAATTGGTGAACCACATAAGCGGAACAAATCCAAGACTTACCAACTCCTCGGAATCCTTGAATGACTGCTCTTCTTGGGCCGTTCTGCATCCACTCGGCAATCTCATATTGTATTGGTGTGGGGTCGGGTAGATTGAGATGCTTCCAGACGAGGTATAAGAAATTCCTAAAGTCTTTAAGTTCTTCGGGAACAGTCTGTTTAGAAGGCATTTTACGTATAATGTATAATTATTATTACTGTATAGCCTCTGCAACTGGTGTTTCGTCTTCCTCGTCTTTAAAAGGAAGGATACTAACAAGGTCTTGTAATTTATCGTCCTGTTTAAGAGAGGCGTGAATGTTATTATCTTTTAGGTATTGCCTAGCTGCGTTTAAAAGAGACGGCTCGGCTTCTCCCGATTTTATTCGTTCGATAAATTCATCTGTTAACATATCTTGTAACAGGTAGAACTTATCTTCTAGTTTTTCTTTATTGCTCATAATAAAATAGTTATTTATCCTTTTTACGTATTTCCTTAATTATCTTTAAGCTCATGTAAACGAGTGTTGCCAGACCTACAAGAACCGCTAGAAGCTCGTTAACGTCCCCAAGTGTTATGTTTGCGAGTAGACCTAAAACACCAACGGTGGGTGTTGTGAATTGATTGTTCATGTATGTGGGGATTATGATATTTGGTATGAACCTGTTAAATATACAAGACCTACACTTCCTGCACTTTGTAAGTCACTATCTACTACTGCTTCGCCTGTTCCACCATTATTCCACGCTAGAATTATTCGTGTTGAGTTGGGGTTTATAAATGCTTGCGGACTAATAAAAGTGTCTTTAGTGACATTATTATACCATTGCCCAACAGTAACGGCTGCTGCATATCTTCCGCTATTTGCATTTGAAGATGTATAAGGAAGACCGCTTACAAACACTTGAACATCCTGCTCTCCTGTCATGCTGTATTGTAAATAAATATCAAACGATACTCGATTTCCAATTTTAGTGTAATAACCTCTTTGGTGACTATAACTCACTGTTCCCATAGTTGCATCGGCAGTTATAGCAGGTGTAAAAGTTCCCTCTCTATAAAAATGAGTAGCTCCTGTTCCCGAAGGAATAACAACAGTTCCAGTAGAGGTTAGATTCGCAACAGTTGTTGTTCCGCTCAGTGACAGGTTGTTGGTGCTTGTGGTTCCAATAGCTCCTGCATCTTCTGAAACTTCTTGAGCAACAAAAAGTCCTTGTTTGTAAGCTGTGTCCAGATCGCTCTCCGTCAGTCGTGCGCCATCTACAAAATCTACAAGTGCTTCTGAAGTGGTTGAACGATACACTCGGGTTTTTACATAAGATGCAGTAGAGGGGGCTGCGCTAAGTGTTATTGTTTTAGCTGTTGTGTCTCGCGAGGAAATCGTAAGTGTTGTTTTAGTTCCGTTACTAAGTTCTCCAAATGCTTTTACATCGTTCCCGTTTAACACATCAATTCCGCTATAACTAAATGTTGTTTGCCCAAGTTGATTTGCTCCTGTTCCCGATGTCGAATACTCGATATATGAATTTGCCATTGTAATATTAATTGTTGTTTGATTTGTTTGTTAATTATTTGTAGTCTTCGAATGGTTTTACTTTACGTGTTACTTGTCCTTTCTTCTTTCCTCTTTCTAGGACTTCCAACAAAGTTTCCTCGTCTTTATTTATAAAGGTCTTTTTGAATGCTTTGCTCTCTTTCGTTATGTCCTCTTGGACTTTGTCGTAATAAGTATCTATAAGCCTATTGAGTTCCTCTAAAGCCTCGTTTGTTTCTTTTCCTGATTTATTTAATGAAAGAGATCCGTTATCAAATTTCTTTTGCCATCTCTTACTTTTTATAAGTTTTTTAACTGTAGGATCTAGTTTTTTGTTGTTTATCCTAGCTTTCGTTAATCTAATTCCAAATTCCTCCAGAAGTGTTCTACGTGTCCTCGTGCTTCTAAAATCAAGCATTTTAACATTTCCGAATTTCTCCCTCGTTTTAAGTCCTAAAATATTATTTACATCTAGTGATATAACATCAGCTAACTCCGTAATTATTATTGGCGCATCGGGAGCATACCTAGTTGTTTGCTGTATAAATGTTTTTTCTAAAGGCTCTGGGTTACCTAATATATCTCTTTTAACATTTATAACTCCAAACCCGAAAGCATCATGCATCACAAGCTCTTTGAAAGACGCACCTCTAAAATCAGGTTTTTCGCCTCTCATTGTTATATGTTTTGTTATTTTATCTAAGTCTGCGGGTGTCGCTATGCCTATATAGCTTCCTAAAAGTCGTGACCATGCTCGGGTAGCCTTGTTATTTTCAGCTTCACTCGCGTCATCGGGAAATAAATCTCCAAGCATTTTTAATCCCGAGTTAAAAGGAAGTTCTTCCATCATCATTCTAAAAGATGAAAGTATAAAATTAGAAGCATTTAAATCTTCATCTACTATTCCTTGATCTTTAAATCTAAAATAAGTAGCTAGATCAGCCATTAAAGCCACGGGCATCATTAAAGGGGCTGCTGACCTGTAATCACTACCAAAAGCTCTAAAGGGTCTTACCCCTCTTTTCTCTTGTTTTAATCTTTCTTCATAGCTTAAAAAAGATAATCCCCCTGTTACTAAAGGGTTACCGTTTTCGTCTGTCATCATTCCTCCCGCAAACCCCATAGCCATTAAAGAAGACCCCATCATTCCGTCAGCTAATATTTCCTCGTTAAATTCTGTTTTTCTATATTCAAGTTTTTCGAAACGGTCTTTTATTTTTAAAATCTCTTCGTCTATATCTTTTGTGGCACTTGCTACGAGGTCTTTGTTGTCTTGTTCAGGCATATACTTTTTCTTAACGCCCTCGAGCTCTTTAATTTTTTCCTCAAGCTTCTTTATTTGTTTTACGTAAGGGTTATCAAAGATTTTGTAATAAGCAGGGAGGAAAGGCCCCGTAGATATTCTAGCTCCTCTAACGACACTTCTTACAGTTACATCTACAAAGGGAACAAATATTCTAACAAGAAAGTTTGCTTCTGGTCTTGCTCCTAACCATTGTTGAAGCTTTTGTACTTTCCTTTCTACAACAGACAAGTACACATCTTCTACGCTATCGCCCGAGGAAGCATAGAACATCTCCTGTCTTTTAAAGTTTAAAGCTGTGATGAAGTCATCTGTCTCTTGAACGACATCAATACCATCCGCATTCTTTACCCAAGCGGTTTCCATCAAATCTTTTTCAATATCCATAACATTCCGCTTTGGGTTAGGTTCGAAAT